TAGGACGTAATGGTTGGAGTTAAGTATTTAAAGATGATGGGTTTAAGTCCCGTTTTACATTTTATGAATTACCAGTACAGGAGATAGTATAATGGGTGGTGGTGGAAAAGGTGGTGGTGATAAACCAGAGATTGACCCTAGAGCAGCTCGGATGGCTCAGGATGCTGTATTTAAACCTTATACTTTAACGACTGGTGTAGGTAGTACAGAATACGATAAAAAAAATAATGCTTGGTCTACTACCTTAGACCCAACACTACAAGGGATTCAACAAGCAGGTTATGGTGGTGTGTCAGGACTTATGTCTCAAATTCCTGAAGCCTATGGAAGAGAGGCTGCACAGTTTTCATTTGATACAGATTTAGCAGGTCGTACCTCTGATATATTCAGAGAGCAGTCTGCATTACTAGAACCATCTTTTGCACAACAAAGACAACAACTACAATCAGACTTATTTGGTAGTGGTCGTATGGGGCTTATGCTTGCAGGAGAGTCTGCTGGAGCAGGTGCAGGTGGTATGGTAAACCCTGACGCATATGGTCTTGGTAGAGCACAATCTCAGACGTTAGCTAACCTAGCTGCCCAGTCAAGACAACAAGCACTTGGTGAACAGCAACAAGCGTATGGTATTGAGTCTGGTATCTTTGGCACTAATGAAGCAATGCAACAACAACGCGCTCAAAACCTACTCCTTGGCTCTACTGGTATGCTTGGGTTTGGTGAAGCTATTACTGCAAGAGAAGCAGAGCTTATGAAACTCGGTCTTACTGCTGAACAAGCAAGGGGTGCTGCATCTGCTCAAGGGGCTAGTGCATTTGCTCAAGGACAACAGGCTGCTGCTGCAATAGCACAAGCAACTCCTGAAGAGCCAGACTTACTAGGTCAAGTGTTAGAAGGTGCTGTAAGGGTGGGGGCTGCATACGCTACAGGTGGTATGTCTGAAGCTGCTCTAGCAGGTACTTCTGCCCTTTCTAGTGGTGGTGGTGGGTTTAACCCTGTTGGTGCATTTATGGGTACTGAGTATGGCACTAACTTTGGCAGTGAGCAATCACGTATGCTTGCAGCACAAGACTTCTAGTAAAAAGACATAACTAATAGTTTAAACAAATAAACACACATACATAGGGTATTATAAAATGGCTGGACTATTTGATTTTAAATCAGCAGAAGATATACTAAAGGAGAGGCAGGATGCAACTCGTAAAAATGTTATGGAAGCCTTTAACCAACCGGGGCAATATAAGGTTAGGGGAGAGCGTGCAGCAAATGCCGTAGGTAAGGCTTTAGGCTTACTTGGTGGTAAGTTATTTGCAGATAGTCCAGAAGAACAAGTGGCTGGACAAATGCAAAGAGCTAATCAACTTGCACAATCTTTAAAGCCTGTAGAGGGAGAGTCACAATCCCAGTTCTATAATAGAATAGCAGTAAGTTTTAATGATAATGGCTACTCTCAAAACGCTTTAAGGGCTCTGTCACTAGCTAAACAGGCAGAGGAGGCTGAGGCTAAAGAAGCTCAGAGACTGAAGGAGCGAGGTGAGTTGTCCGCTTTCCAAAAAGCACAGATTGATAACCAAGAAGCTAGGATTAAACTGGCACGGGACGAATTGAACCTTTTTAATCCCGGAGGAGGAGCAACCCCACCATCAGCAAATAACTCATATAAACCCGGAGACGTAATTACAAATGCTGAAGGTAAACAAGTCGTGGTACAACCAAATGGAAGTCTTCTTCCTTTAGCGGTGTCTAGTGCTCAGGAAGAAGTAGCAGGGCAAGGGTATACTCACGAACCTAGTCAGTTTGATAAAACCCTAGATTTTCTTTATAGTCCTTTTAAAGGTTTGGGAGAGGCTATGGATAGTCGGGAAAGGGTTGGTCAAGTACAAATGGTTTCAAGGGCTTTAGAAAAGAAGAGTTATAGAGATAGAGATATAGATGCTATGAGAGATTTAGTCAAACTTCCACAAGAAGAAAGTGGGCTAACAAAAGCAGAGTATAATAAAGCTACAGTGTTAGTAACAGCTAACCCAGAATAAGAAGGGTATTAAATGGTATATTCTTATACACAAGAAGAAATTGATGCAGCATTTGGTAATATAAGTACACCTACAGAAACACCCCAAGATGGTACATTTAGTTATACTCAAGAAGAGTTTGACCAAGCCTTTAGTCCTTCTGGGGGAGACATAGCAACAGGACTTCTTGCTGAATTAGGTGTAGCTACTGGTGGACAGATGGGGGCAATCGCAGCGGGGGCAGCTATAGGTGGACCTGTAGGTGCGGGTGTAGCTATTGCAGGTACTTTTGGGGCTGGGTTTCTAGGTAGTTTGGTTGCTCAAGAGATAGAGGGTGGAGAGACTTCTATTGGTAGGGCAACAGCAGGTGGCTTCTTAAACTTTGTAAAAGGTAGTAAATTACTAGAGGGTGTTAATGCTAGTACAAAGATTACTCCAGAATTAGTAAGGCAAGTAGCAGCATCAGAAGCTAAACGTGGTGCTGCTTTCGGTGCTGGAGAATCTACAGTTGCATCTTTAATAGATACAGGACAACTACCAGACGCAGAAAGATTTTTAATGAGTGCTGCTGCTGGTACTATCTTTGGTGGTGGTTTAGGAGCAATTCTACCTAAGGCTACTAAGAGCTTAAGTAAGTTTGCTGGCAAGACTCCTGATGAGATAGACTTAGATATTACCAATGGTAAGATAACAGAAGAAGATGTAAATGACGTAGAAGAGTTAAACCAACTAGAGTTATTTAGTGCTGAAGATACCTCTTTGATTGATGCCTACGAACCACGCAAAGTAGAACCTACTACTGAAAAACCAACATTAGAAAAAGAATCTATTACAACAGTAGAAGATTACATAAGAAGAAATAGAAGGTTACAACAGAAGATAAAAGACGATGAGGTTAAAGCAGAGTTTGAGGAGAGTAGTAAACTAAAAGATGTTGACTTTTTTTCTTCTGAGGTTGCTCCAGAAGTTAAGGTTAGGGTTAGTGAAGTAGCAGATACAGTTGCTCAAAAAGAAGCTAACAAAATTCTTGCTGATGCTACAAACACAGAAGGTAGCCTCTTCCAAAAAGCCCTTTCTTATTTAGTTCCTAGTAGGATAACTGGACAAGGTGTTCATAATGAAATCTTCCAAGCTAATAAAGAGTTATCTGCTGTAAGGGATAGTGCTAGTAAGTTTGCTAGAAACATAACTGAACACTTAGAGCAAAACCCACAAGATGCTGCATTTGTAAATAGGTTCTTAGTAACAAGAACTATAGAGCCTGAATACTCTAACACTAGATTATCTGCCACTCTTAAAATGTTTGACAAGGAGCTTACTAACCTACAGAAAAAATTAGTAAATCAACTTAGTACAGAAAGATTTAATCATTTAGATGTCCAAGAACAAAATGCTTTATTGCGTACTGTTTCAGAGTCTATACTTAAGCCAGAGCAAAGCTATGTTACTAGGGAGTATAGGGCGTTTATAGATAAGGGCTTTAAGTTTGATGCTAAACAAAAAGAATTAGCTCGTAAAGAGTTGATACAAAAATACCTTATTGACAATCCAAAAGAGTCTTTAGAAAAAGCGGAGGCGTTTGCTAATGCAAGACTAAGGACTTTAATAAATGAGTCTAACAGGGCTAGAGGGCTTGGTGGTAATACCAGAGACAATATCTCAAGACCTAACAATGGAGTAATTAGATTTAAGGAAGATTTAGGCGTAGAAGAAAGAAAGTTTTTAGGTGAGGTAATAGACCCAGCAGAGCGTATCAGGGGTAGTTTAGAGGGTGTTGGTAAACTTGTATATAGAAATCAAGTTGATATAAATACTGTAGACCAACTTAAAAAACTAGGACTACTATCAGATAACCCAGTTAATGATAACACTTACGTTAAGTTAGAATTACCTAGTGGTGTTGTCACAAAAGGCTATGTACCTAACGTAGTTCAAGCTGCTCTCAATAGGTCTTTTGCATCTGGTTCTTTAGATGATAGTGCAGACGTTACTTCTAGTTTAGTAAGAGATTTATTTTACTCTGCTATTGGTGCATCAAAAGCTGTTAAGGTTATTCTTAACCCACCATCGTATGCTGTTAATGCTTATGGTGCTATGACTACAATGTTGGGTATGGGTATGAACCCCTTTTCTAAAGGTACTGCCAGAGGTTTAAGGTATGCTGCATCTGAGTATAGTTGGCTAGAGAAAAAACTAACTGGCGATACTGAGTTGGGTGTTAAAGAATTGTATCTAGCTAGAGATGAAATGAAGAAGTATGGTTTAGGTCCTGCTAACGTACTAGAATCTGATATTAGAGATACATTAAACCAAGGCTATTTCTCAAAAAAGTTAAGTAATATATTTGACCCACTTAGTAAAGCGTACTCCGCTACAGATACAGCAGCTAGGTTTGGTGTATGGACTCACAACCAACAAAGACTTTCTAAAATGTTTCCTCAAGCTAGTAGAGAACAAATTAAAAGGTCTGCTGCTCAACTTACAAATGACACCTTCCAGAACTACGAGAAGTTAAGCCCTATTGTAAGGGCTGCTCAAAGGATTGGGGTATTCCCACAGTTCGTAGCCTTTACAGCAGAGTTCTCTAGGAACATATATAACCAAGTAAGGTTTGCTAAACAAATGGCTACAGGTAAGTTTGGTCAAGAGCTTGGGCTAGATGTATCTAAGGCTAATCAGAAAGCTATGCAAGCAGAGGGTGTAACTAGGTTAGTAGCTTTATCTGGAGTAGTAGCAGGTACAGAGGCTATGAGACAAGGTTACAACTCTATGAATAATGTAGATGCTGAGACAGAAGCTATGCTTAAAGAGACTGCTGTTGCAGACTTTGATAAGAACAAGTCTTTGTTGTTTACGTACGACCCAGAAACAAAGGAAGGTTCTTACGCCAATATGTCTTACATTGTACCTCATGCTATTATATCTGAGGTGATGTCATCTGCCTTTAAAGATGAACCTTTATCTAACCTAACAGGTATTTTTGTAGACCAGTTTGTAGGTGAGGGTAACTTTGTAGGTCTTAGTGCTTATAGGGCTATAGATAATAGGGATGCTTACGGTAAGACTATTTCTGATGACCCTGACCAAATGGAGAGCTTTAAAAACCAGCTAGTCTACTTTGTAAATGAAACATTTAAACCGGGTGCAGTTAGAGAAGGTAATAAGATAGTAGACTCTTTAGTAAGTGATGACCCAAGATACAACTTTGCTGAAATTATGAAGAGGCAGTTAGGTAATCGTATAGTAAAGTTTAATGTAAATGACCAAGTAAGGCACAAGATAAGGCATGACTCTAAAGCTATGCGTAACTTAAAAAGTGATTACACTACTGCAAGAGACTATGATAAGGACTTAACACCTGAAGCATTAGCTAAAGTGTATAAAGATTCTAACGAAGTAAGGGCAAGAGTCTTTGAGCAACTTTCCTCTAAAGATGAGAGTTTAAGAAGGTTGGGTTATACAGAGGAAGAAAGAATAGAAGTTTTAAAAGAGGGTGGTATATCTTCTAAAGATATTATTGGCTTATTAGATAGGCAGTATGTACCAATACCTATCAACAGGGCAGAGTCTACTTCAGAGTTGTTTGATAACTCTATAGCTGGATTACCTAGGGCACAACAAATAAGTAAGATGAGAGAAGTGTCACAAGGTAATCCATTAGTATTTAAGAAACTAGTTACAGAGTTTAAACGTAGAATAAAAGAAAGTAGGCTTAACCTAGATAGCAGAGATAAGTTAATTAAAAACTTAAGTGTTAGTGATAGAGCTGACATGATTATGGATAATCCATCTTTATTACAAGAGTTTTATAGAAAGGGTTTGATAAGTAAATCTGTAATACTAGAACTAAAAGCAAGAGGGTTTAGACAATAATATGGCAACTAAGAAAGATAGTAAGCTAAGTAGGATAGGTGTATCAGGTTATAACAAACCTAAACGTACACCTAATCATCCTACAAAGTCTCATGTGGTTGTAGCCAAGGAAGGCGACAAAACTAAGACCATCAGGTTTGGTCAGCAAGGAGTAAGTGGTGCAGGTAAGAGTCCTAAGACTGCTGCTGAGAAAGCTAGGAAGAAGTCGTTCAAGGCTAGACACGCTAAGAACATTAGTAAAGGTAAGATGAGTGCAGCCTACTGGGCTGATAAAGTTAAATGGTGATAGGAGGAAATAAATAAATGCCAATGGTAAAAGGTAAGAAGTACCCTTATACAGCAGCAGGTAAGAAAGCTGCAAAGAAAGCTGCAAAGAAAGGGTCTACTAAAAAACGTAAATAAATTTAAAGGTAATATATCATGAAAAAACTTTTAGTTAATATGAGATATTGGATGGCTCCACTACTAATCATTGTTACTATGCTTAGTATTATAATGGGTGGGGCTTTTGTATGGGTTGGTGTTGCCTTGTTTGGTGTTGGTATTATTCTTGATACTGCAACAATGAATATAAACCCACCCGGTGCAGGTTTCGATGAGAGTGGTGATACAATGGGTATGCCAGCTCTTCAAAACGCTGTGATGTACGTAATGCTACCTGTCTTCGCTTTACTTCAAGTCGCGCTAGCATGGCGTGTCATGCAGTACGTTGATGCTGTACCTTTGGAAATGACTACAATGCTAGGTCTACCTGTACAGATGGGTATCACAGGTGTAGAACTTATTGGTGCTGCAATCTCTACGGGTATCTTTGCAGGTATCGGTATTATCTACGGTCATGAGTTATCTCATACTAAAGGTTTCAGCTTCGTTATCTCTCGTCTTATGATGGGTTTAAGTGGTTCTTCTCACTTCGCGTATGCTCACGTGTACAACCATCATTTAGAATTAGCACATGAAGATGACCCTGCGACTTCTCCTCGTGGTCGTTCTATCTACCGTCACTTCTGGTTGTCTCATATGGGTCAATCTAAGTTCTTATACAGAATGGAACAAACTCGCCTAGCTAAATTAGGTAAGTCTTTCATCTCGCTTGAGAATCGTTGGATTAAAGGTTATCTTATGAGCCTACCTACTATGTTATTATTCACATGGGCTGGTGGTGCTGTTGGTATCGCGGCTATGTTCCTTGTTTGGACTATTTCAAACTTTGAATTAGAAGCATTGAACTACATGGAACACTATGGTCTTATCCGTGAAAAAGGTCAGCCAATTGACTACCGTCATTCATGGGATAACGCTAACTTGTTCTCTGCGTGGTTCTTTATAGAGATAGGTAGACAAGGTGACCACCATGACCGTGGAGAAACACACTTCTGGGAGTTAGATGAAGTAGGTTCTCCTAATGCACGTTGTGGTTACTTTACTGAGTTTGTGGTTGCTTTAATTCCACCTCTATACCATTCAGTTATGAAGAGAAAATTAGCAACATGGGATAGAGACTTTGCTACTGAAGGCGAACTACAAATAGCAGCTAAGATTAATGAGCAAGCAGGTTATACAATGCCTGAAGGTCACAACTCTTATAAGGCAATCTAACTATGTAAGTAATACACACCTACAAAAAAGCCCCCAAGGATATTTTCCAAGGGGGCTTCTTTTTGCCTATAGTTTAGTGTACTTTCTCCTTCGTACCTAACATTGCACTTACCTGAGATTCTAAAATATCAACTAACTCTCTCAGCTCAAGGTAGTTCTTAGCCCAGCGTACTGGGTCTGCCTCCATTGCATTAGCTAGGTCGTTTACATCTTTTTCAATCATACTTTACCCCTCACAAGCTACACACTCTCCAGTTGAACCACGAACCCCTGCCTCACTGCGTATGTAGTACAGGGACTTAATATACTTATCTTTAAATGCCAGCTTATGCACTCTACTAATCTCCTCTTCTGGAGCATCTGCTGGGAAGAATAGGTTGAGGCTTTGTGCTTGACATATAAACTTCTGTCTTACACTAGCTAGCCTAATCAATACCTCTTGGTTAATCTCAAAGGAAGTTTTGAACACTACCTTCTCTTCATCAGTTAGCCAGTCTACTAGCTGTACTGAACCGTTGTCTGCAATAATAGCGTTGATGTTGTCATCGTTATAAACTCCCTTAGCTCTCATCAAGTCTACTAACACAGGGTTGATACGGTTAATCTCTCCTGCTGGGCTACCCTGTACAAACACATTCTTATATACAGGCTCGATACCCTGACTAACACCACCACAAATAAGCGCACTAGAACTGTTAGGAGCGATGGCTAGGAGGTGTGTATTACGTACCCCTGTACCCTTACACCACTTAGGCTCTCCTTTCGTCTTAGCGAGCCACTCAGAGCCTTTCTTAGCCTCTTTCTGAATACCTTTAAAGATAGTAGAGTTTAACATGTGTGCTTCCATTGATTCAATATCAATCATGTTCTGTTGTAGGTAGCTGTGGAAACCTAGTGTACCTAGACCCAAAGCCCTACCACTCTCTGTAAAACGCACTGCTTTCTCTAAACCTTTAATACCTCTACCCATCTGTATAAACTCTTCAGCTACACAGTCTAGGAATACAATAGCATTTTGTACTGCGTCTGTATCTTTCCACTCATCATACTTAGCTAGGTTCATAGAACTGAGTACACACGTAAAGGTATGGAACTCATCAGCAGGTAGGGTTATCTCTGTACATAGGTTAGAAGCCTTTACAGTTAAACCATGAGTTCTGTACGCCTCTGGATTAGCTCTATTCATTCTATCTATAAATACAAAGTAACCTTTACCTGTTACCATCTTAACTTTAAGCGCACGTTGGTATCTAGCAACAGCCTCTTCATCACCTGACTCTAGTTGCTCGATGAACTTATCTGTTACTAGCCAACCAATGTTACAATCATCTGGGTTGTTTAATGTATGTGCTGCCACTTCCCAGAAGTCTGTATGCTCTAGTTCGATGTATCCTGCCCATGCACCTCGTCGTGTATTTCCTTGCGACACATCTCTGCTAAGCTGGATATAGTCTCTAAGGACTGGCAATACCCCAGAAGCATTACCTCCTGAACTGATGGAATCTCCTCTACCTCTAATTGCGCCAAGATAAGATGAAGTTCCAAAACCGTTTTTTGTAAGTATTGCAGTTTCTTTTTGTGATTCGTAAAATTCATATACACTATCTCCTACGTAGTTACCTGAACAACTAACTGGACATCCTCTGTTTGTGCCCATGTTAGCTAAGACTGGTGTAGAACAAGCTAGGTGTCCAGACCAGAGTAGGTTAAAGAATACTCTATCCCAATGGTCTTTGTCAACCCCCATGTGTTTAGCTGCTGTACTACTTATGCGTTTATAAATACTATATAAGTCTGGGTACTCCTCTGTTGTGTACTTCTCTTTAAGCAACTGCCAAGCAGAGGTACTATACCATTGTGGTAGTTTCCCTGTGGCTTGTAGTTGCTTTCGTTCTGCGCTTAGTTCTTCGTATATACTCTTCATATTACCATGCAAACCTTGTCTCTTGCCAATCCCTATTATAACTGTTCCCCTGTTTATGGAAGAAGTCATGTAGTTGTGGCGTATTAATGTTTTTATAGAACCACTTAGAGATAGGGTCATAGTCTACCTCATACAGTGGTGCTAACCTTAGTTGTTCAAGGCAAAGGTTTAACCTAGCTTGAATAAAGTTCTTCATCTGTAAGTCTGTGACACCTTTAATCTCACCCTTCTCAAATATCATATCAATGATACGGGACTCATGCTCATAGATTTTACCACAGGTCTTATAGATTTTCTTATCTAACTCTTTGTTGTCTAGCTGTTCACTCTCTTCTCTTAATGTATTGAATAACCAAGCACCTGCTAGACTGTGTAGGTTCTCATCCCTTACACTGAAGTTAATACCTGCTGCCATGTTGACTAACTTGTTCTTACCCTCAGCTTGGAAGTGCTTTAGAAAGGCGAAGTTAGAATACAGTACAGCACCTTCTACAATAGAACCAACTGCTAACGAAGCTAACGTATCATCACCTTCAAACTGCCTATCTAACCAGTCCATACGTCCACGTAAGGTCTTGTCTTTAACGTAACTATTATAGAACTCCTCAGTGTTTAGGTTCATCACCTCGTTAATCTTGTTGTAGAAAGGTGCGTGTACGTTAAGTTCAAACATACCAAACACGGAAGCCATACGCTGTATCTCTGGTCGTCTAAACTTATTACGAATAAAGTCTAACCAGTAGTCATTACCTACGTGTGTTTCATACAAGGTAAATAGTTTTAACACAGTTACTACTCCGTGCATCTCTGCTTCTGTAAGATTGTTGTGTAGGTCATGTAAGTCCTTATCCATACCAATCTCTTTAGCAGTCCAGAAGATGTCCTCTTGCAACTCTGCAAACTGCTCTGCCTGTGGGTATGCAATAACGTAAGCCTCTTGTTTGTCTGTAATCATTTACTCTTCCTTTACAAATATGCCATCTATCATCTGACCCCTACGGTCTTTGATATCATTATAGGCGTGTTCTAAACATTCATCAATAGATAATTTATGTCTCTCTGCTATGTTGATTAGCACTACAATAATATCACCAATATCATCAATAGGACTTTGCCCTGTAGATAATGAGTCTACTAACTCAGTTACCTCTTCGATTAACTTCTTTACTTGTGCTTGGTCATTAGAGCCATTGATTAAGTTCCTTGCATAATGCCAGTTAGTTATCTTCTTAATAGTAAACGTAGCCTTTGGGTTTTCATTATTCGTCATTCCAATCTTCCTCTTCCATCATTTGTACTACCTCTATCTTATACACAAGTCCGTAACCAATAATCCACTGTACTAAGAATGCGTGTTCGTATAGTTTATACTTAGGATTAAATATATCATCGTACTCTACATAAGTTGTAAACCCTATAAAAGGTAGCCAGAAGCCAAACAGGTTCTTACCAAACAACTTAATAGGGTTACTAGTATCCATATTATCTACTCCAGTTTTCTAATATCTTCTCAAGGTAGTGAATAGCTTTCTTAATATCTTCTTCTCTACTACCTTTGGTTCTGAGCAAATACTTAAGGGCATTGCCCTCGTAGAAATCTAAATGATAAGCATCAATAATATCCCAAGGTTGTATTAGATGTTTCTTATAATGGTCTCCACCTACCTGTTTGTCCGATGCTCTCTCTTCATAGTGTAACCCATCATTGCCGTTCTGCCCAATGATATCTATTCTACTTGTAGCTTTACCACAAACACCCTTATTGATTAGGTCATATCTACCTAAATCTTTCATACGTTGTTCTTCTTCTGGTGTCATTATATCAATTTCCATAACGCTCTCCTAAATACGATAAACTAACTGGCATTTCATCAAAGCTACCATTATTAACTTCGTTTAACATCCAAATACCTTTCCAACTACCATTACCCTGACTACCTAAGTAAGCCTCGTCATGTTGATAAAAGATACCAGCAAAGATGCCAGTCAATGCAGTACCATCACCACGCTTACTAAAGGCTATGTCCCTGTCTTGTACATGACCCATCACACAACTCATGTGTTTCTTAGTAAGCATAGCCCTAGCACTTGATACTGGTCTACCCATAACACCACTGGTAAAGAAGTGGCAGAAGCCAACACCCTCAATGATTACTGGTTCTTTATAATCTATAACTTCCCAGTCATCT